AGAGCATTCAATAAGACCGTCAGCAGGAATACTCATTGAGAAGCTATTGAACTCGCAACCAGTATAAACGTGCACATCATTGCCAGTTCCAATATCTGTAGTAAAATCTTGGTATATGGTGAACGATTGTCGTGTACTACCAATTCCGTAAGCTGTATCAGCTCCGTCAGCATCTTCACCAAGCACCGCTTGCATCATTTTAAGGTATGCAGGTTGATGTGCTAGATCAAAAGCTATTTCACCTGAAACAGAGTGAGCGCCCATAATTACGTCTTGTAATTCACGATTACCTGTAATAACCGCAGATTCGTGATTAGTTTTAGCCAAGCTCAAACTAGCAGATTTAAAAGGTATAATGTCATAGTCAGCATCTGAACCTTCCGATACCCCATAAGTTGATTCTTCTTTAAAACCAATGACTACATTAGTTCCACTTGCAATTGCCATAATTAACTCCTAGCGGGCGTTACCGCATAATAAGATACATCTATATTTCTAACAAAAAATGCACCATCTCTGCGCCCAACGCCTAGTGATACGTTCAAAATTCTAACGGTAGTACCACTATGGGTTAAAACCGTACCTCGTTTAAATGTGTTAGCTATTGAATCCATATCGTCTTCAAATGCACCAATGCCAACTTCATTAAAATAATCTATCTGGAATATACCTTGATGGTAGTCTGTTCCAGTAGTACCTAGTGACGCTGCTGTTGTATCAGCAGGTAACAAAGTTCCTCTAATCCATTTTATACCAGCAGTGCCTTTATCAAAAGTAGATAAATCAACTTCTTGGTTTTCAAAGACTCTATTGGTAAATCCTAAAGAGGATAGCCCATCAAACTTAGTTTCAAGGGCTGCCCTAATGTTTCTATAGTCTCTAGCAGTATCGCTCATTTAGTACCCGCATTTATAATGTTAGTTCTAAGCATACCTTTAGGGTTTTGCCACTGACGATTAGGTTCTCTTTCACCGCCAAACTCAACTGAATTTGCATACTCAACACCATTGGTAAGAAAAAACTTCTGCCCAATAGTTTTTGGTGTTATTTCTTTGGCAACAGCCTTATAGCTACTTACACTATCTTGACCACTCTTACCTTCAGACCTATCTACAGCTAATGGAGAGCCAATAGTGGCGTTCCAATTATTAATAAGTTTACCAGTAATAACTGGGGTATCGGCTACTATACCGTTACAAACTTTTGAATAGTTTTCTTCCACAAACTTAGCTGCATCAACCATCATTTGATCTGCTGCGGCTTTAACTTCTGAGTCGAAGCTCATAATAAATTACCGTAGTCGCTGGCTGCACTGGGTTAATCTCTACAACTCTTAATTTCTCAGAGTTAATTGTTGCTGTATCACCAATCTTAGGTGGTGTTGAAGTATACGCAACGGCTGGAATCTCGATAATCTGTGTAGTGTTATCGCTTTCTTCAGCCTTACTCTCATTGAATAAAACTACTTTAGCAGTGTATGTCGTTTGGTTTGTGCTACTCATACCCGAAGATGGGTTGTAGCTTCCACGACTGAAACGCGAGAAGGTTACAGACTGACCGAAATCAGTGAGTATTCTATCTGCTGTACTTGCTAATGGTGCATAGTCAAAGGCCATTATGCCCTCACAACCCTCATAGGGTTTTTAATTAGCTTTCTAAGCGCCTGAGAGGCTGCTGGTAGCAAAGTACGATCTGCGCTAGAGTTCTTATACTCTACTTCAATCTCGCCTATCTTCTCTTTTACAGTCTCTCTGGAGATGGGGTCGTTAATACCAAAACCCTGCTCAAAGCCATAAGCTAATTCATAAATAGCAATTAGCACTTCATTAGGTATTTCATTGTTATCTTTCCCAAAGCCATCAATAACAATCCCACTACGAGGCCATTGCATTGATTGTGCTTCGGTTGCTTTAAGCCCTATAAAAGGTAAGGACTCAAAATAATCTGTAGCTCGCAGAATATATGCTTCTGCTTGAGCGTCACTTATATCTGCTCTGCTTGTGTATCTTGCATTTAGATAGGTGTCGTAATTGGCAACAGTAACATAGCTGTTAGCAGTTGTTGATTGCGAACCTGTTTCTACTGTTAAAGCCATTTCATCACCTTAAAAAAATGGCCGACCTGCAAGGGAAAGGGAGGGAAACCCAAGCAAGCCGACCAAAGCACTACGAACTTACTGGTAAATGTTACCGATGAAGTCAGATTTCCAAGCCTTAACGCCCCAACAAGCGGCAACTTCGATCATAGACTTACGGTAGCCTTTGTAGATGCGTACTTCAAATACTAGACCTGAAACTGGGTCTTGTACAAGAATTGCATCATCAGCAGCATCACCAACAGACGGTAAAGCAGGTGCTCGCATACCAAGCTCAAGAGCGCGGCGATGGAACATAAGGTTAGACTGATAAGAAGCTACACGAGTAACTACGTCATCGTCATCTGCTTGAACCAAGATACCTTTAGAACCGTTGATGATAATGTTACCACCAGCAGCGCCAGAAGCAGTTTGAGTGTCAGAAGAAACAACATAACCAGAAGTAGTGTCACCAGCGTTAGTGATGATGTCACCATTCAAGATAGTGCCGCCAGCACCTGCGTCAACAGTTAAAGTAGTCTCACCAACAACTTCGTTTGAACCATTGTTGATTGCCCAAGCAGCTTCAGTACCAGCAGTGTGAAGTGCAGACTGGCTAGACTCACGAACGCTTGCACCGAACAAGTTAGCTAAAGTGCCGTTGTTACGGAAGTCAGCAGTACCAGCGTGGTCAGCGAAAGCGTTAGTACGGCTTGCGCGGAAAGAACCACCAGCTTGAGTGTTCAATACAACTGAAACGTCATCAGTAGGCATACCATTGTCTACAAGTAAGCGGCGCATTTTAGCAGCTTGCTCAAGACCAGTAGTAGTTGCTGAGAACGCAAATGGGTCAGTACCAACAGTACCTAAAGCGCGTGAAGCATTGTTTTTAGCTTCAACGAAAAGATCGCTTTCCATTTGGTTAGCTAACTTACGCATTGCTTGTTGAACTAAGTCACCGTAAACAGTTTCGTAAGTACCAGCATTACGCAATTGAAGCTCTTTCTCAGCACCCATTGGGATTTGGATAGCTTTAGCGTTAGTTAGTTGGAAGCTAGAATTAGTTACAGTCTGAGATGTGCCTTCAGGTATAACCATATTGCCGTTTGAGATGTCTACAAAAGCAGGTGCTTCAGCAGTTACAGCAGCTTTGATGGTGTCACCAACAGCAGCACGAGTGCTATCAGCGTTCATAGTTACAGAAGGAATAAAACCGACAGCTTCTCGGCCTACGGTGTCTGCGGCAGTATAAATATCAGTTGCCAAGTTGTCTAAAGTTAAATCATTAGCCATTAGAATGGTTCTCCAAAAGAGTAATTAAATTATTTTGCCGCCAGATTTAACGAAAGACATTCTTTTCCGATTGTCCATTGCATCAAAATCTGATCGACTTACTTGTTTGGTATCCCCAGCCCCGCTGCTTCCACCTGTTGCGCCGCCCCCAGCAGCTTGTGACCCGTCAACTAGAAACGGGTATTCCGCTTTAATTGATTGTGTCAATTCTTCTACGCTACTAACGGTTAAGTTACCATTAGTATCTAAAACTCGTACCTCACCATCTACTAAAGATAGACGCGAGGAAATTTGCTGCGACAACAAGTTGGCTCTGGCTGTATCCTTTGTAAGCGATGCGGCAACTCTACCTGCCTGACCTTCCACCTGTTGCTGCTGTAAATTAGCCTTTAAAGTCGCTAACTCGTCAGCCGCCTTCTGTCGCTCTGACTCAGAACTGTTGTATAACTGTTCAAAGTCGTTTGCCTTTCGCAGCTTTTCAGCCGTTTCTTGTCTTGCTAGTTCTTCTGCTTCCATTGCTTTTTGCTGTACCGTTTTCTTTTCGGTTAGCAATTCGTCAATCTTACGCTTCAAACCAGTTACGTCTTCTTTCGGTACACCGTCTACATTCAATGTGTAGCCATCTTCGCCCTGCGAATATAACCCCTTAACTGAATCGTCTAACGTATCGAAACTTTCTTCACTCACTTTGTATTGAATAGTCATCTATAACCCCTAGTTATAAAAATGTCGTCACCCTGTGACAATTAGTTCTATATAGCACTCTCATCTTGAGATGTCAAAGACTCTTGATCTTCTTCATCTAATTCAGGCTCGATTTCAGGTTCTTCTGGAATTTTCGCCATTTCTGCCGCTAGTTCAGCGTCAATATCTTCATTACTGCGACCGTCTTTAACAATGCCTTGCTGTCGAGCAAGTTCTTGCATATCAGACTTCGCAATAAGGTTGCCTTCGTTCAATTGCATAGCCGCCATAAGCATTTGTGGGTCTGCAACATCATCGAAGAACTTAGTATTTAGAATAAAGGTTGATTCTTCATTCGCACCCATAAACATACCGCACCATTCGATGCAGGTCTTGATACCTTCGGACACATTATCCGCAATGGTAGTTAGGATAGAAGTTTCGCCAGCTTGCTCGATTAAACTTTGAGTTGCTGTCTTAGCTGCGCCGATTTCAATCATTCTCGCGCCAAGTTTTCGCATTTGTTCTTCTTTGCGAGCCATAAGTTTGTCAGCTAACTGGTTTTCAGAAGCCTGTACAACAGAAAAGCTACCAGAGTCACCTAAGAAGTGACCAGCCATAGAGCCAACGGTAATTCCGTTAGGGTTAGCCTCTTGGAACTGGCTTAAAGACATAGTTGATGACACGCCAAGCGTTAATTGGCCGTGAACAAAGCAGTTTTCTTCTAAATCGGCTGAGTTTCGGAAATGTGCAATGTTAATGTAAGCAATATCACCGAGTGGCGGTACGTCAACAGTGGTGTCGTTATTTTCTGAGCCGATAATAAATAAAGGGATAAAATCAAACGTAGTTCCATCGGCTTTTGTAGGGGTATACTCTTTAGTTATATTCTCGTCATCTCGATATACCTGTTGGGTATATACACCCTTTCTTAAACGTAGAACTCGGTACTGTTTCTGTGGTTCGTATCCAAACTCATCTTCATCTGCGTCATATTCTTCGCAAAGTACGGCAAGAGTTAGGATTTTCTGTCCATTAATGACTTCTACGCGCCAATTAATGAAGTTTTCAGCGGTATAGCGGTTGATTGTGGCTTTTGGAGATAATCTATCGAATTCTTCTAGTGATAAACCCGATTCTACTTCGGGATAGTCAACTAATAGGCAGTGACGACCTTTTCCGATGACTTCACCAGCTACATCTTTGGCTAAACTTGTTAAAGACTCGCCAGCACCGTCAGAATTGTTTTTTAGGTACTCAACTTCAGAGGGAAGTATACATTCAGGGTCATTTCTGAAGATTGCACCTGCTAAACCTTCTTTAGTCTTACCAGTGAAGTTTACAAAGACAGCTCGCTCTAAATAATTGATGTAACGAGTGTCAACTTGGCTCACGCCTTCCATTGGTGGTAAGTATTTAGTGTTAGCTTGTTTTATGGCACGTTGACCTTCACAACAGTCCTCGATCATTTGCCATTCTTTAAGGTAGGTACGATATTCTGGGTTTTGTAGGTCAACACTCATAATTAGATCACAAATCTGAACGGCACAGCCGCTATAGGTTTAATAATAGGTAGTTCGTGGGCAATAGGATAAGTAGCAGCGTCTATTAAGTGATCTAAACCACTCGTTTTATCGGGGACACCGTTATTATCATACGTCAACTGCTCTAAACTACTTGACAATTCAGGACATTGCTCCGAATTTACCATAACTTGCAGTGAATCAAAAGCTGCGTTTGCAGCCATCACTCGATCTTTGATAAAAGGGTTCTTTTTGGGTGCTCTACACTCAAAACCAGCCGCTTCTAAGAGAGTTATGTCGGAGATACTTGCGTTCACTGTTTTTCTACTTGCGCCAGAGGCATCTGGGTAGATAGCAATGTTGTGGTCGGGGAATTTAGTTTTCAAAGTGTGAATCATAGTCGGGGTATCGTAGATTCCCGTTAATTCTTTAACTGCGTGATAAACACCTTCACGATAAACGAATACGACAGCAGACATATTGGTTACGTTGAAATCCATTCCGACCATTAGGAAATCAAAGCGCGTAATAAGCTCTTCGCTCTCATTTTTATCACGGTTGTACCCGTTATATACCGTTCCTTGGGTTAAGTTGACGAATTCACCGTTAAGATAGGCAGATAAGAGGTTGCTTGGGTAAATAGCCTTTAAGTTATCCACATAATCGACAGGAAGGTGCGGATTTGATGTTGTTGGCGCTTGGATTAGCTCAAAGCCTTCTCTGGGGTCTTTCTTCCAGTATTTATAGACAAACTTGAAGCCTTCAGGCGTAGTGGTCACACCGATGGTATTGGGTTCGCCACTGGGTTTGATCTCACGGTTACGAGCCATTATTGCGCGGAATGCAGCCGCAGCCTCAGATTCTTTGAGGGTGTCTAATTCGTCAATATCGGCATCGGCGTGTGCGTAACCGATGATTCTGTTGACGTTCTCCATAGATCGGAAGATGATTTTGCCGTAATTGCCTAGATCAATGTAGTTAAGGGGTGATTTATGGAGTTTATAGGGTATTTTGAGTTCGGTGAGGAGTTCCTCGAAGCGAGGCCACGCAATCATACGAATCAAATCGTAGGTCGGCTCGTAGAAACCCCTATTGGTGCTAGGGTTTCGGAGTTTACCGATGATGCAACGCTGCACCGCAGCTTCTGTCTTTCCCGCCCCGAAGCCAGCAACTAACGCTGGGAACTTCGCCTTGGTATTGATATAATCGAACTGCGGTTTGGTTGGTACTAACTTAGCCATAAAGCTCCCAAATACCCCGAAGGGGAGAAATTTTTTTTTAGGTTATTCTGGAGCTACGATTTCGATATTTATGGGTTCAATACGCGATTGTTGGTCAATATCCATCTTATCGGTCTGACCTAATAGGTTTTTACCTAAGAATATCGCTAATTGAGTGTTACCGTCCATAGCCATCTCTAGTTGTTTGCGTCTAAGCCCTTTAATGGCTTCAAAGCGACCTCTATCAATGGCAGCCTTGAAATCGGGGTTATTTCTATACCTATCCTCTATAACATCTTCGGAGCAGTTAAAGAACTTACCCAACTCTATGAAGCTACAGTATGAACGAGATAACTCTTCTACCTCTACTAAGTCAAATTCAATCATAGGTCTGCCGCGTTTACGATCTGTCATCTCAATTATCCATTAAAAATTTATGTGGTGTATTATCTGATTTTTTT